GATCGACCTGATCGCCTAATTGCGGGTAGAGGTTAACGACTTGATCACCAGTCAGTATAGTAGAAAGAATGATGCCATCAGCATCAGTAAACCACCTGTCCCGACAATCAGGTGGAACATAAACACGAAACGGATTGACGTATGTGAACTTGACGTCACCTCTACCAAAATCTGCGTTGTTATCAACATAAGCATACAAATACCCAAGACCTGTGACAGTATAGTCATGGATAGCCTGTTTCATCTGAGCATCGCCATCAGAGACATCCCAGACATAACCCAGTATTGTTCGCCATATCTGAGCTACTTGAGAATCTGAGTCCTCACGTGGAATAACCGTAAATACCGGAGGTTTGGCTGTAAGCATACTCTTAAACTTTTCAACAGCCGGTGCAACCCTGTCCATAGGAATATCAGCCTGATTACGACTTGACAAGTCTGAGGACTCGCCAGCGGTAAAATGATTACCAAGAAAGAAATCCACGTCCTTTCTGGCTTCATCTTCCCAGTCTTTACGCGCATCACGCCACTGGCGATAAAGCTCCTGATTTTCCTTTGCTCTTGGGTCTAGCTCTATGGGCATTAATAAGTTTTGTTCATATCCCCGAAGGACTGATAGCGAAGAGGTAGGTTAGATTGAGAAATATTTGACTGTTTCTTGGCCCCTTGTATTTGCGGGTTTTGAGGAAAGTTTCCCTTGGGGAGCTTATTCTTGTTCATTTCCAGTATGACATCCAATATGATATTCATCTTTTCTTGCTTGTCACCAGTAAAACTAATATCATATTCCTTTTCCAACATATCCATGGTATCCTCTGGTTCCATGCTCCGAACCTCAGATACACATTGCACAACTTCTCTGGGTGTCTTATTCCCTTCCAAACATCCCTCAGTTCGTGCTATCTGTAAAAGCTTTGATTTTCCTTCGGGGGTTTCCACATTCATGCCTGATGGCTGTGGAATACTGAGCGGTACCTGTGTCTCTTGTTGGTTAAACCCCATTAAGGGTTCAGCGAAGGGACTTGTCTTACGAGGGTCTCCAAGCATGGCCTTAGATAATTTTCTAACATCCTGAACAACATCCGTTGGAGCTTCATATTGATCCACATCCAGAAAACTCCGGCTCAGACCCATAGGAGACACCATTGTCTCTAATTCGTCACGCTTAGGAATACGTCCTCCTTGAAGGCCGTAGACCTGTTCTGCCATTCTTATTTTAGAGCTAAAATTCCCAAAAGCCACTTCGTATACTTTGAACCTTATAAACTAAAAAAAGTTAAATAAAATATTAAACAGTTAGTAGCGGCGTAAATATACACCGCTCGTCGCTAAAATGTCAAGAAGTAATTCTTGCGCCGGTAAGCCAGTTATAAGCTTTAGTAAACTTAAAATTCCGCCCTGACTCTTCCGGCGAAAGGTCAGATGCGTCTATAGCCCCGCTTCTTGGGGCCTGTGAGTAATAGTCGGCGTAGTACAGGGCATCCATGATGTCATCATGCTTGGGTACAGGATGCTCAAAGAACTCGTCCACTATCTCGGTCATTTCCCTGCGAATGAACAGTTTCCCACTGTTGACCACCGGCCCTAGGGCTGTTTCCAGCCTATCAGCCTTTTTAATACCGGGAGGCGGCTTGGCACCCTTGAAGATACCGGGGATCATCCTTCTATCCTGTGCGCTTATCCTAGTGACCATATCCCTCACCATCTCCTGAGCCGCCACCGTCTCGATGGTTACCCTTCTCACAGGACGATATTTCTGTGCCAGAGCTAGAATCCGCTCCGGCATGTCGAATGTAGGTATACGATCCCTGAAATACTCTATGACATAACGGTTCTTGTTAGAGTCCACACCCAGTACCATTATGACCTGATAATCAGAAGTCTTCGTAGCTGTGTGTGCAAGGTCTACACCCATGTAGGTGTGTATGGGAATAGCCTTATTACCATCCATTAAATAGCCAAAGTTACCATGACGCTCAAATTTTAAGCTGTGATGCTTGATCTTGTCTGTCTTGAAAGAAGCGTTGGATATATCACGGGCATCGTTCATATACTCCTGAGCAAACTTATTGACCAGTCCGGCCTCTACGAACTCCTGACGCTTCCTCTCCAGCTTCTTGTAAGAGAACTGATCCTTCCAGATTGGCTTTCCCTCTTCCATAGCACGCCTGAAGGTCACATCCCACGGATACTTACGCTTTGTCTTCAGTGCTTCCGTAAAACCTTCGTATATCATCTGGAGGAATGAGTCATAGTGTACAATGGTACCGGAGAGCCATATCCAGCCTTCATTGCCCGGAGACTCCTCAAGTGCGGGGTATACTGTAGCTACCACCCATTTCTTGATCTCGGCTCTACGTTCTGGTGTCTTGGTGTTCAGCTCGGACTCGAAGTCATCAAGGACGACACCGGTATACCTTACATCCACCTCAGTACGACCCCTGAGCCTCTGGCTGGTTCCTTTGGCTATGATCCTGTCTCCCTTGGCTGTGACGATATCCTTCTCCGTCCACCGCTTACCGGCTGAATCGCCAGCCATATTGCCAAAATAGTATCTAAGCTTCTTATTTATCTCGATGTGGTTCTTCAGGTATTTCAGATGATCTATAGCCTGACCCTGTTCCTCACCTACCCATGCAATGAATTGGTGTCTGTCCTTCTCCCTGAAGCATATCTTGTGCATAATGGCCGCTTTAGCAAGGATACTCTTACCAAACCCACGAGGTAGGATGTTGCACAACCTTCCACCGGGCTTGGTGGAAATTAGCTTTTCAGCCACATGCCTGTGAAAATCAGGGGTAACGCTCTTATTTAGGAAGTCATTAGGTAGGAATGCACGTCCAAAGAAGATAAGGTCGTTATACGCCGCTTTGTACACCTCATCTTTTTCAGTGAGGTCACTAATGACGTTTATATCTTTTACCGTCTTTTCTTTTTGTGCCGGTTTGCTTTTTGTTTTTTCTTCCACCGATGCCTCTTAATCTTTTTTCTTCGCTTTTTAAGTACGCTTCCCACGTCACTAACCACTCCGCCAACGAAGATACTGAACACAGTCCATTCGCCTGTCAGAATGTTCGGGTGCACAGTCAGGACATTGCTTCTTTACCATTCTGGAACCACCATGATCCAGTAATGTTCCCCAACTTGGATAAGCTTGATAGACTCTTTCTGCCCGATAATGCCAATTCACAAAAGTTTCTTTGCATTTTGAACATGTCCCCAGATTAGGATTTCTCATTTTGCTTCTTTTCTTTGCCATCTGACAGTTTCTCCATGTCCGGTGATACCTCTTTCCAGCTATCAAGCTCCTCACGGGTGAAATCCCGTACTTGATGGAGCAGGGCTACTGTTTCAGTTGCCTTGGTGGTGTCCAGTACCCCCGTAGCCTTGGCAAGGGTTTCCAGTGCCCTGAGCTTGTCAGAGTCACGTACACCTCTTTTTTGTATGATATCCTTGAATTGCTCAAGTATCCATGAATGACTGATACCCAGAGCATGTGCTTTTTCTTCTATTTCTTTTCTCACGAGATGTTGTACCCTTTTTGTTGAAAGTAGCATCCTTGATGCCCTGTCGGCATAAAGTGTGTTATCCGTTGCAAATGCTGTAAGATATGACTGAACCGGGGAAACACCGGCTGAAATGTATTCAGCGAAGATGTATTCCTGATGGGTTGGGATGTTCCGCTTTTTCCTAGCTTCCTTTGCGTCTCGCTTGGTGAAGCTGGATATGCTACTGGCAGGCTTTCCCTGTAGCTTTCCGTCCGGTCTGACCCAAGCCATGCCAAGAAGTGTCTTGACCACTTCATTCTTGATCTTGCGACCGGTATTGTACATTGTGTTCCGAAGAACGATCTGGGTAACCTGACCGTCATCTGTTATAACCCAGTCACCTGCGTGACCGTCCCTCCAGTCTTTAAGAAGCTTGATCTTGGGGTAATCCTTGCGAAATGCCTTCTTGTTCTCATAAACGTGATAATCAACCCCCCTTACAGTTCTGGTAAACACTTTGGCCTGTCACTCCCGTCCTATATGATTTAATCTCCAAGTACCATTGCGGATTGTGTACCGCACATCCCTCCGGACAGGCCAGCGATCACTACTCCTAACATACAGGCTCTCCTATTTGTGGTTAGCGACCAAATCTTAATTTTCATTGCCGTCTATCAAATCACCCCAAAGGTACGTCATCCCGTCCTGAATGTCAACAACCTCCACCTTGAAATTGCCGTTTGTGTACCAGTCTACAATGGCAAAGGCGTGTTGCCAGTTGTGTAACCGACCTTTTAACCATTTGTTCTTCTCTGCTGAGTGATCCTTCAGGTTTCCAATAGCCCAAGAGCCAATAGTGCCAGCATCGAGCTTTGTCAGGGTATGACGCTGACAATCGTGCACATGAGCATATATGATGTTGGCACCGTAAGACTCTAAATGTTTCTTCGCATGATATACAGTGGCATAGGCGCCGTGAATGAAATTCAGCTTTCCAATCTTTAAAGGGTAATTGTGTTGATAATACTTGTATCCCCGCTTCTTTAAGTTGCAGGCCCTGTCAAATTTGTACTCCCTGAGTGCCGGATGGTCACCTACCTTGTTCTCTACGAACATGTCTAACCAAGCGTCGTGGTTCCCCTGAAGCATGTATTTGGACTTACAACCCACTTTTGCACAGGCTTCGTCCCAAATGTCCAGACCAGCGTTCACTTGCCCTATCTCTTCGTCAATGAGGGGTAACTGGAATGTTAGGTCGGGGAGCTTCTTGCCCTTCCACCGCCATGCACTTACACTGTCCCACTCGCCTACATCACCCAAATTCACCATAATGTCGGGTTTTATCACTTCCATGGCCTTAACTACTACGTTTACAGCCGAAACATCGTGAATAGGGAAATGCTGGTCGGGAATGACTATGGCCCGCCTATGCTTCATATATCTCGCCGGGAGGTACCAAAAGTAAGGGAACCTCTAATTCGTCATTGATAATGTCCAGAATCTCC